ACAGAGCTTACTTTCTATAACGCACCGACAATTGAACATTATTTTCAGTATATGAAAACATTATCTGATGAAGAAGGGCACGAAATTCTTGCAGCTAGTACACCTGGTGAAGCTAAACGCTTAGGACGTAAGGCACAATTAAGACCTGATTGGGAAGAGGTTAAAGTACAAGTAATGCGTGATGCATTACGATTAAAATTCAACACACCTCAAATGAAATCCAAACTACTGTCCACAGGTGACCACTTCTTAGTAGAAGGTAACCACTGGAACGATACTTTCTGGGGAGTATGCAATGGTAAGGGCAGAAATATGTTAGGATTTCTTTTAATGGAAATAAGAGAGGAACTAAAAAATGAATGTAAGTGACCAGATTATTGCAGTAATAAATGATTTATGTGAGAAGTTAGGTATAGCTATTGATTGGAGTGCCGAAAATATACTTCCTAAAGTTGAAGAACTATGTGCAAAGTATATTAGTTATGAGATATGGACCTCAGTTGCTTGGATTGCATTATGGTGTGGTATCACAATACTGATGTGGATTATAGCAGGTACGCTACTTCACAAAGAACGTAAGCAAGATGAGGAAGACAGATGGGATTTTGACAGTAGAGCTATGCCTTTTGTGACTGTTGCTATGATAGTTGTAGCAGCACTTGCATCTTTCATAACTGTCTGTGTAGTAGGTACTCAAATATTTGATATTGTGGAAGCAAAAGTATTCCCAGAAAAGACTATATATGAATTCGTAAGTTCTAAACTACAAAGTTTAAATAGTAGGTGATAAGTATGACACTTGAATTATTAAACAAAGACATAATTGAAGCAATGAAATGCGGTGACACACTGACTCGTGATGTGCTCCGCAGTGCTGTTGGCAACATCAAGAAAGTTGCTATTGATAAGCGACTTGGTGACAATATTACAGAAGCTGTTGTGGACGAAGTTCTACTTAAAGAACAGAAAACATTACAAGAAATGATTGATACTTGTCCTGCTGACAGGTCCGATGTTTTAAAACTGTATCAATCAAAGATGCAAGTACTCAAACATTATGTTCCTACTCTTATAACTGACGAACGAGAAATCAATCATTTGATATATGAATTATGTAAGGGTAGAGATTTTCCGAATGTTGGAGCTGTTATGAAATTTGTTATGCCTCAACTTAAAGGTAAAGTTGATATGAAGGTAGCAAACAAAGTTATAAAGGATATGAGCATATGAAAAAGATTTTAATCGTTGTTGATATGCAGAATGACTTCATAACAGGACCTCTTGGAACAGAAGAAGCTCGAGCTATTGTGCCTAATGTTGTTGAAAAGGTAAAAAACTTTGATGGTGATGTGCTCTTTACTCGTGATACTCACCACAGTGATTATTTTGATACTCTTGAAGGTACAATGCTTCCTGTGTTGCATTGTACTGCAGGTTCCGACGGATGGCAAGTTATTGATGAATTGCTACCTTATATAAAGCATAGTAATAGTGTTGTGGATAAACCTACTTTTGGCTATGATAACTGGAAGACATATTTTCATTTTGATGAGGATGAGTATGATTTTGGATTAGGACTTGAGTTTGAACTTTGCGGTGTTTGCACTGATATTTGTGTAGTGTCAAATGCAGTAGCATTACGTATGTTCTATCCTGATGCTTTGATAACAGTTGACGCCTCTTGTTGTGCGGGAACCACAGTCGAAAAACATAAGGCAGCTTTAGAGGTTATGAAGTCTTGTCAAATAGAAGTAATAGGAGAATGATATATGAAACATCGTAAAGTTAATATTTCAAACCCTAAAAATATATATTGTGCTCATTGTTGTTTTTGGCATAAAGACGAAATTTCATCCAATAAACTATGTTATTGTAGAGATAGTTTGAAATTTCATAGAACTACAAGATACTGGGAAAGATGTCCGATGTTTGATTGGAAAGATGACATCAAGTATCAAGATTATCTGTACTTACCTGAAGGCACATTCATTGTTTTTCCTAGTTTATATGTGCACGGACACGATATAGTGTACAAAGTAGTTAGTTACAATGCTGTTAATCGTTCATACACTGTTAATCGTATTGTTGAAAATAGACTTATCAATTCAGAGGAAACACTTACAATGATTGATATGATTGTTAGAAAACCTATTATAAAACCTGCGGATATGCAGATGGAAATGGAGTTGTGATTATGGTAAAAGACGCACTAGGCGATAGAATGAAAGAGTTCTATGAAAATAGAAGTAAAACATATCTAACAAGAAGAACTCCTGTTATTATAAGATTGGATGGTAAAGCATTCCATAGCTTTACAAAAGGCTTTAACAGACCTTATGATGAAATATTTCACGAAGCAATGAACGAAACTCTTCGTTACTTATGTAAGAATATCCAAGGCTGTAAGATTGGCTATACACAATCTGATGAAATTACATTACTATTGACTGATTATGAAAAACTAACGACAGACGCTTGGTTTGGTTATTCCGTTCAGAAGATGTGTTCTGTTGCAGCCAGTATGGCAACACTTGCATTTAATCAAGAGTTCAGAAAAGCATTTGAAAGTTATTTCAACGAAAATACAACTAGTGAAGAATACTATCTAACTATGGTTAGAGCGGTTGATAAAGGTGCAATGTTTGATGCTAGAGTGTTTAATATTCCTAAAGAGGAAGTTGCTAATTGTTTCATCTGGAGGCAGCAAGACGCTACACGTAATGCAATTCAAATGTTAGGACAAACACACTTCAGTCATAAAGAACTTGATTGTAAAGACCAGAATGACATACAGGATATGCTTATGTTAGAACTAGGGATTAACTTTAATGATATGCCTGCCCCTTTTAAACGTGGTGTATGCTGTTATAGAAAGGATTGTTCAGATGTTATTGTTGAAGGGCCTAACCGAAAGCAATGGGTTATAGATTTAAACATTCCGATATTTACACAAGACAGGGAGTTTATTGAAAGATGGCTATGAAAAGGAAAATAAAGAAGAATAAAGATTTGATATTCAAACTAAACACAGCGATGTTTATAGCTGTACCTATCCTAGTTATTATTATCGGAATAGCTGTTACATACTTTATTGCAACAAGTGATATGCCCGATTGGTTGAAGTTTATGTTATTGAGGTAACAAATGAATTACACACAAAAATTTTTCGGACATTTGAAAACTGTTTGTATACATAAGTGGTGGGTATTCTATTACTGTTGTAGGTTTGGAATGCCTATCACAGGATTACTACACGATTTATCAAAATTTAGTCCCACTGAATTCTTTGAATCCGTTAAGTATTATTCAGGAACTCGTTCACCGATTGATACTTGTAAAGAAGATATCGGTTGGTCAAGAGCTTGGATGCACCATAAAGGACGCAACAAACATCATTATGAATATTGGCAAGATAATTTTGATAATGGTGGTCAGCCTTTGTTAATGCCGTTTAAGTATAATCTTGAGATGCTGTGTGACTATCTAGGCGCTGGCAGGGCTTACAATGGCAAGAAATTTACTTACACAGGTGAATACAACTGGTGGCTGATGAAACAGCAGAAACCCTTAGCAATGCATCCAGTTAATAAGATGTTTATTGAAGGTATGCTGCATTCATTTGCGATGCCAAATTTTTTACATACATTAAAACGAAATAAAGCTACTTGGTATGAATATGCTAAGTTTAAATATAGAGAGTCAAAGGAGCGATGTGGTTATGCCTAAACTATTTGTAACATCTGATATACATTCATATTACGAACCACTTATGGAAGCATTAAACGATGCAGGATTTGATAAAGATAATGAAGACCACTGGCTTATTGTTTGTGGTGATTGTTTTGATAGAGGTCCTGACAGCGGATTAGTTCTTAAATTCTTAATGGAACTTGAACGTAAGATTATCGTAAAAGGTAATCACGAATTGTTGCTTGATGAATGTTGTAAGAGAGGGTTCCCTTATACTCACGACAGACATAACGGAACAATAACAACTATTCAAGATTTAGGTGATATGGGTGCTGGATATGATTTTGAAACTTGCTGTAATACAACTTATAACAAGTTAGCACGATATAGAGAGTTACTAGTGAATTACTTTGAGACTCAGAATTATGTATTTGTTCACAGTTGGGTACCTACAGAGGTTGAATATACTTATGCAAGTAAGCCGTGGCATCAGCTGGGCAAGAATCACTCATATAAAGCGGATTGGCGTAACGCTACAGATAAAGAGTGGGAAGAGGCAATGTGGGGCAACCCTTTCTGGAATGCTCAGGACGAACTGAATGAAACTGGGAAGACACTCGTATTCGGACATTGGCATTGTTCAACAGGTCATTCATTATTTAGTGGTGACAAAGACATATCAGAATTTGGTGACGATGCCATCTGGGAGCCATACAAGAGTGATAAGTATAACATTATTGGTATTGACCGTTGTGTAGCTCATACAGGTAAGCTGAATGTGCTTGTGTTGGAGGATGATTTCCTTGAATAACAATATACATATAAGTAAAGAGCAGTTTGTTGAAGCGTTGACTGCTATAAAAGATGGTCTAGATGACAGGGCAAAGTTTGACAAAGCATTAAGCGAATTTTCAAGTAGCTGGTTCATATCAACTGTGGGCACAAAGTGGCTAGATACATCTATTAGATTACTTGAAATAGCCGTAGGCGATGTCGCTAACCCTAAGTACGGGTCAACGATAAGTTGGTGGTTGTACGAAAATGCTAAAGTGGTTTACATAAAACCACATTCTGAGTTTAACGACACTGATGAAGAACTTGAGATAAGCATTGAAACCGCTGAAGAGTTATATGACTTTTTTGTAAAATACAGATAACAACAAGAACTCAACTGTCAAATAAATAGTTGAGTCCTTTCTATTTATAATATATAATGTAAGTATAAAGGAAGGTTGATATTATGAAAAAACGGATTATACAAGTAATTACAGTACTATTTTTAATATGGCTTGTTGCTAATATTGATTTTGATATCTGGGTTGGAATAATTTGTGGTCCGATATTGATATGGATAGCAGTATGTATCTTATGCGGTAAGTTTAAGATTACTACAGGGGCTGGAAATCACTTAACACCAAGAACATCAGATTATGAATCCACCACACCGAAAACAGGCGGTGCTCATCCTATAAGTTGGCAAGTGGATAAGGTTTGGACGCCTGGAGCAGGGTACAGAGACAGCTACGGTAATTACTACGACTATAAAGGTATTCCAATAGTAACACCTGTTGATACAAAGGGTAAATGATATGGATAAAAGAGCGTTTAAGATGAAGCCTGAAGAACTCCAATTGTTTTTGCACTTTAAGAAACGCGGTTTTAAGATTGAAAACAAGAAGGGTAAAGGTTCTTACAATAGAAAAGAAAAGCATAAACAGAAATTAGGAAGTGATTAGTGTGTTAGCTAAAGTTATGATGAGTGCTGAAGAACTTCAAAGTACAGTAAATCAGCTGCGTGCGGGCAAACTGCTGATAAAAGCGTTTCCTTCAATTTATTCCACTGATGAGCTGAATAGCAAACTTAATCAATATGACGAAGACATCCGTGTACTTGAGCAAGAGTTGGAAAGAGTTAAGAATAATGACACAACTAAGTTGAAGATTCAACGTACACGATACGTGATATTAAAACATAATCGCACTGAAATATTATGTGGTCTTTCACGACAATTCCATTTTAAGAAAATAAATGATATCGGAAATGCTGCAATCAAAACATATAACAGTTATAAGAAAGCAGAAGCTGCAATGGAGTGCTGGAGCTCATCTTGGGTGGCAGGTTGTGAGATTGTACCGATTACTGAAACTATAGAAAGCGATGATTAATACATATGACTGATAAAGATAAGAAGATATTTGACCGTTTAAAAAGTGATATTAAAACGGTGCAGGATATGGGACATAAAGTGTTCGGTGTATTCTTGCAAGGTTCGCAGAATTATCATCTAGATTATGAAGGCTCTGATATTGATACAAAAGTTATTGTATTGCCCACACTAGAAGATATTGTGTTAAACAAATCTCCTGTAAGCACTACTCATATTAGAGAAGATAACTCACATATTGATTTGAAAGATATTCGGTTGATGTGGCAATGCTTCAAGAAGCAGAATATAAATTTCTTAGAAATACTGTTCACTGATTATTATATAGTTAATGCAGGATATACTCATATATGGAGCACAATGCAAACATATAAAGAGCGTATTGCTCGTTATAATAACTACGCTGGTATTAACTGCATAGCGGGTATGGTTATGGAGAAGAATGCTGCATTGTGTCATCCTTATCCTACACTCAAAGATAAGATTGAAAAGTATGGCTATGATAATAAACAGTTACATCATATCTTAAGATGTAGTGAGTTCCTTGACCGATATATTGAAGGTGTTCCTTATGAAGAGTGCTTAATACCTACAAACCCTGAGTACTTAGTGAAAGTAAAATCAACATACTATTATAACTTAGCACAAGCAAAGTTGATTGCTAGTGAGACTGTTGATTATGTTAAAGCAGTAAAACAGGCGTATATGGATTCACACTCAGTGGAAATTGATAATGAAGTTGATGCTATTATGTCAGATATGCTTGTTAGAGCAATCCGATTATCTCTTCAAGAGGAACTGTAATGGATAAATGCTGTATCTGTGGTAAAGAAGATAAGTTTAATCAAACAGTTCAGAGCGCTCTTGTTAAAGAGGGTAGAACATATTGTTTAGAATGTTCAGTTAAACATATTGAACCTTACGATGATTTAGTTACGTTTGGTTGGGAATATAGCTGGTTTAACAAAGCATACAGAGATAAAGTTGTATATCCATCATTACAATATTATAATAAAGATATAAAACAATTTAACAGCGATGTTGAAAAACTAAAAGAGGATAAAGAAAATGGTTAATTTTATAATGCTGGTTGGATTGCCAGGCTGTGGTAAGTCCCATCTCGCAGAGTTTTATAAGCACCAAGGTGTTGCTGTATATAGCTCAGATGACATAAGAGAAGAACTTAGCGGCGATGTTAATCGTCAAGACATAAATTCTGAAGTGTTTAAGACATTACATAAGCGAGTTAAAGATTCATTAAAAGATGGTATAAGTTGTTTATATGATGCTACTAATATCAATTATAAACGACGTAAAGCTTTTCTTGAAGAACTGAAAAACATTGAATGCGTAAAAACTTGTATTGTTGTTGCAACTCCGTATGAAGTTTGTTTAGAACAAAATCAACAAAGGGAAAGAAAAGTTCCTAAAGGTGTAATTGAACGAATGTATCGTAACTTTGATGTTCCTTATTGGTATGAAGGCTGGGACGACATACAACTTTATTACGGAAAAGATACATATAAACAAGCATACGGACCGTGGTCTCAATTCATATTTGATACTCTTACGTTTGAACAACATAACAAATATCATAAGGAAACGCTTGGAGAGCATTGCCGTCAGTGTATGCAATATGTGACTGATTACAACTTATCGCATTCAAGTGTAGGTGAGGATGCGGAACACGCACAGCTTGTAGCGGCAGCTATACACGATTGCGGTAAACCCTTCTGTAAAACATTTGTTAACACAAAGGGTGAGACAACGGATAACGCACACTACTATTTTCACGAGCACGTTGGTAGCTATAATTCATTATTCTTTAACACAGAGGCTGCTAATGACAATATCCGATTATATATTGCCACTTTAATCAGATGGCATATGCAGATGCATTTTATTGATAATGAACCACACTTAAAAGAAAAATATATGAAGCTACTTGGACATACTTTATATACGGATTTAGAAATCATTCACGCGGGAGATTTAAACGCACATTAAAGTATAGGAGGTCATTATGGAAATCAAGAAGAATATCACTATCGAACTATCAGAATCAGATGTTCAACAGATAATTGCTGATTATCTAAACAAAGACGGATATGATGTAACACCAACTGACGTTAGCTTATCAGTAGGACAACGACTTGAAGGATATGGCCCTATGGAGCATTCCGTAGAATACTTTAAAGGAGCTTTTGTCAAATGCAAAGAAAAATAGATGATAATTACTTATATTACAAAGAGCAACAAACCAAGCAGCGTCTAAGAGAGCAGGCGTATGATAATGATTTCGATGACGATGATGTTACTGATTTAACTGAATTATTCAAGGAGTATATTGATTAATGCTATTACATAATTGTAAAGAAGCTCGTAATCATAATGCAATATTTATAAGAGAGCAAGGAAAGATAAATATCTATTCAAAGTTTTATATCCTGTACGACAAGAGTGAAGACCAACCAGCTGATGAAAACTGGTATATGGATTTAAGAATGCGAGATGTCTCCTATTGTCCTTACTGCGGTGAAAGATTAACTTAATAATAACAACGAACTTTGAAAACAGGTTACACGCAGGCAAGTATAGTTGATATTTGCCTGCTTTTATATTATAATGTAGATATAATAAGGAGGAATTATATATGTATGTTGTGACAAAGAATAACAAAGTGATAAACTTTGATAACTGTATCAGAGCTGAGATTCACAAGGTGGGTTCTGCGTCTGTATTTGAAACTTATGAGTTGAGACTGCTAAGTACTATTGAGAACTATACAGTGTTCACAGGTAGTAAAGAGGAAGTTGAATCTGCATTACATAGCTTCTGTGAAGCACTCTCAAAAGGTGCAACACTGATATCATATAGCGAGGTTTATAAATGATAGTATGTGCTGCAATTAAACTTACTAACAGAACTTCAGGAACTGAAATGATTATATGTGGTCATAGACACGGAAGTTGTTATGCAATTATTTCACAGTTAAATGATAATTGGAACCTTGCTAAGAAAGAAGAAGGGTTCATTGACCACAAAGGCTCATTCTATAATCGGTTTGATGCATTGTTGCACGCTTCAAGTTGCGGTCAGATATCTGAAACTCACAGATACTATCATTCAGATACAAATCAAACTGAATTATATTCGGAGGATTTATACTAGTGAAACTTTGGATAGATGATGTAAGACCTGCACCTGAGGGGTATGTATGGTGTAAGAGTGTTAGCGAAGCAAAAGATACAATTAGAGCAGAAGAACATCATAAGATTAGTTTCCCTGACAGTGCTTATAGAATTGAACTTATTGATATAGACCACGATGCTGGAGACTATGTTTCTCAAGGTGGCGATTATATCAAACTTCTCGACTGGCTTGAAGAAACTGGTCGTAATTATCCTATTCATATTCATTCAATGAATCCAGTAGGTGTTGAGAATATGAGACGAATTATACAGAGAAATGGCTGGAGAGAAGTTTAATGAGAACTAATCAAATAGAAACTAAAATAACAAGAATTATTGACGGTGAACCAAAAGTATTTACTGTTTATTCTGATGCTAATAATTTCTCTGAAGCTTTTGCTGTTCACTGTAAAGCAATTTTAGATAAGGTTGCGGAAACAGATAAAATATTATCTTTTGGCTGTGTTGAGGTATATGAAAAATAGCGATGAGAACTATACATTGGAAAATAATCAGTCTGTTGGTGAAGAATCATTAAAAGAAATGGTTGGAGAGATATGAAAGAAATAAGAGTAATTTGTCCTAGATGCGGATGTTGTATAACTTATAAAAATTGGTTTTCTTGGGTTTGGCACACCCCTTTTCATTGGTTTGGTAAGCGCAGAATAAAGTGCCCTAAGTGCGGTAAACGAGCCTATGTGCTGAGAATATTTTAAGAGAAGCAGGAATAAGTATGAATTTTAATCATATAAAAGTTAACGGTAAAGTATTTAACTGTAGTGGTAGAAATGTTGTTATAAACAACGATTCAATTATTGTAGATGGTAAAGTTGTTACAGGTGGCGACCCTGTAAACTCAATAACGGTTATCATTGAAGGTGACGTGTCTGTACTTGAATGTGCGGGGTCCGTTACAGTACAAGGTAACGCAGGTAATATTGATTGTGGCGGAAGCTGTACTGTTAGCGGAAATGTTAATGGCGATATTGATGCTGGTGGCTCAATTACTTGTGGCAATGTTCAAGGGGATATTGATGCAGGAGGTAGCGTAGTATGCAGGAGATGACTCGTGACCAAGTTATAGAATATATGTGTGATAACAGAGGTGTGAAAGTTAAACACGAATCTTTTGCTGAGGATGAATACATCTATATGAAAGATTGTGATGGAAACATCTATGATGAGAACGGCTATCTATTCGAGAATTGGGTAGATAATCACGATGGAATGAGAATTCGTCAAGGTGGCGTTTGGGAGAAAGGTTGGAGCTTATATGGAGAAGTTCATATTCAAGATTAGATATAAACTTGACATAAGTAGTAAGACAGGACCTTACATACAGTATACTGAACCCTTCTACGCTTATTGCTCAATGAAAGGTATAACTGCAGTACACACTGATTTCGATATTGTTGATGCTTCCTGGGACGAGTTGAGTGCACATATACAGAAACATTCTGCTTTTAATGTAGGGTTCTTAAAAACATTTTTTAAGAAAGAAGACTATATGGAAATACGCGAATGGCCTTGTGACCCCGTGCGTATGTACAAGAAGAATTTTATCAAAGGCAGTTGTGTTGTTGATGAAGTGAGAGTGTCGCATCTTACGCTTAAAGATTTATCTGAAAAGTTACCATCTGAGATGTTTGTTCAGTATTGCATTGATACTGAACAAGATTGCAGATTAAGGAAGGCGATATCGAGTGAGTAAATATGGACAGTGTCCGGAATGCGGAGCCGATATGGAAGCGGTTTGGTTTATCGATGAGGAATATAAAACAATGTACGGTATGCAATATAAGACAGGCCGAAAGCGTCGTGCTGTTGATTATCTTGTTTGCCCTATGTGTTTTACAAAAGAATGCGTAGATGACAGTTATGACGGACCTTGGGTTGGAGGCGGAATGTGTTAACACCAAAGAATTTATCCGCTATTGAATTTGATACTTATGTTTGTACCTCAGATGGTGAACCCGTTAAGAGTACAGGCAGACACGTCGTTGTCCTATTCAATAAAACAGTTATTGATGCTGATACTGTTAGTAAGCTAATTGATGACGGCAGATATGAATATGATAGTCGTGTTATTGTTATAGATAAACAACAATTGATAAATTTACACGATAAGGGGACTTATAATGAAACTAATTGATTATTTTAAAGATATATTTATTGATAGATTAGGTAATAGACACAGAAGAAGATGTCACTTGTCAGGACGTAAGTTTACTGTAATTGATAATGCAGTGGGGTCTAAAGTGTGGGAATGCCACGTAAAATATTGTCCTTGTTGTGGAGAAAGGTTGAAGAAATAATATGAAAAAGATACTAAGTATACTTCTATGCATTACTGCTATACTATGCTTAACATTAAGCATAACAAGTTGTGGAGAAAGCAATACTGTAGACGCATCAAGTATCGATTACTTCGAATGTATTGATGCGACTCTTTATTACACAGTGTATTACGATAGGTCAACTAAAGTTATGTATGTATCAGGTGGAGACGGCAAGACATTTACAGTACTTGTGGATGCTGATGGCGACCCATTACTATACAAAGGCGATTAAGGAAGAAACTGGAGGTTATGTAACTATGATAATAAAACAGCTTGACACTACAACACCGTATAAACACGTTGTAGTTGAACTAGATTACAATGAATTAAGAGACTTATCAAATGGATTATTTTATGTTTCAAATAATATGTTTTGTGACACACCATCTGAATATAAAGATGTGTATAAGAAGAGTAAGTTGCTCTTTGATTTAGTTAAGCACGGAACTATTATGCCCGAAACAACAGAAAAGTTTGTTGATAAAACTTGTTCCGCTGATTGCAAGAGAGATAAGAAATGAAAGAATTTTTAAAAGAAAATGCTTGGTGGGTAGTTATACTTTTATGTATAGCAATTGTTGTTGCTGGGTTAGGCATCTGGATATACACTGACCACAAGAAACACACTGAGTGGTATAATTCATTGACTCCAGCTGAGCAGCAAGCGTATGAATTACAAAAGCAACAGGAGTATGAAAGCCGTATACAGTATTATGAAGTAACTAGCGTATATATGTATGATAAACCCATCACAAACAATTTTGGTGGAGTGATGCGTGTTGAACTTTGTTATGCATTTACATACGTAAGTGGGACTACATTATATTCCATCGATGATTTTCAGCATCGTGAATATGGTTTAACTAAAGTTACTGTGGGCGACAGGGACTTATATATAGTTAATAACAATGGAGAACAAACACGCACATTACAACTCACAAAAGAAACCTTAAAAAGTCTTACAGGAGGACAATAATGGGAAGTGCACAAACAACTAATACTTCAATCAATTATGACCGCGGTGGGAGCCGAATAAAGTATATGGATAATGTTCAACGTATGACAGAAGCATTACTGCGAAGTGGTTATACCGTTAAAGTAACTCCTGTATTTGACAAATGGCCTCGTGAGAATGATTTGTTATACTATGACATTGAATATATTAAAGTAGAAACCAACTAGTAATAGTTGGTTCTTTGTTTATTATCATATATAATATATGTATAACAATGGAAGGAGTATCTTATGGGAGCTAAATACGGTGTAAAACTTATCCGTGAAAACGGAATTGATTATGTGCATCTTGATAACTTATTTGCAGCTGAGGAAAACTTAGAATATGCAATTAAGCATAACTTTGATATAAAGTTTAACTGCTGCAATTACACAGATGCCTGTGACAAATTATTTGATTATCAAGAGGCGGGCTTTAAGATAAAGTTTGTGGCAGAGCCTTTCTATTTTGAAGGTAGACAGATAGGTAGTAAGATAGTTGCTTACTGTACAAGAGGTGAGGATAATGTTTAATTTATATGATAAACGTAAACCATCATTTGAAGGTCCTGTTACAATCTATTCCGTGAGAAATGACCGTAATGGTTATCCTCACTTTCTAGTTTTTGAGAAAGGTGAATGGCGTTGGGTGAGTGCTAAACACTTTGAACCTAAGCCTTGTAGATAGTATGAAAGCAATATACGCAGGTTCTTTTAACCCCTTTACTAATGGGCACCTTGATATAGTTGTTGAAGCGTCAAAAATGTTTGATACAGTTTATCTACTGATATGTACAAACGCATCAAAGACCCATAGAACTAGAAGAGAACGAGAGCTCACGCAAGATGCTATATGGGATATACTTGAGCGACTTGACATCAACAATGTTGAAGTTGTTGTATGCGATGAACTCATAGCTGATTACGCTAAAAAGCATTATGTTGATTATATAATCAGAGGATTAAGAAACAACATTGATTATAACTATGAAGAAAATATTGCTGCTGTAAATGAACTCATCAACCCAGAATTAAGGCACATTTACTTTAGGGCATCCAATGCAGCCATATCATCTTCAATGGTGAAAGAACTTATTCAATACGGAAAAGATGTTTCTGAGTTTGTACCCAAAGAAATTCTAAGGTTGATTTAAAAGGTGAAATTATGAATAAGATACATATACTACTTATTATGATATTCTTGCATATCATAGATGATTACAGACTTCAAGGTATTCTTGCTTCAATGAAACAAAAAGAGTGGTGGGTGAAGCAAGAAGGTTACAAAGATATGTATAAACACGATTACGTCATAGCTTTGTTGTGCCATAGTTTCAGTTGGGCCTTTATGATAATGCTTCCGATATTTGTTTCAATTTCATTTAAACTTACACCAGCGGTAGTATCAATATTTATAAGCAATCTTCTAGCTCACGCATTGATTGATGATATGAAAGCAAATAAACATCAGATAAATCTTATAGTTGACCAATCGGTTCATTTACTACAAATAGTATTAACTTGGCTTATATTGTGGAGGATTATATAGTATGACAGAAAGTACTTTTAATAAAGCAAAAGCACTTAACGACCGTATTAACTATCTGAGTGACTTGCTTGATTTATTTCAAAGTTTTGTAGGTCCAGATGTTTTCAGCAGAAATAAAGCTATTGCATCAATTGAAATAAAAAGTATGAAAAGCGATTATCAAGTTGAGAATCACAGCATTATACACTTTGAACCTCTTGAAGAAGATATTGCAATGAAGTTAGCAACTGTAGTGCGTAAAGAGTTGAATGAAGCTAAAGGGGAGTTTACTGCTTTATGAGCATAAAAGATAGATTCCTGGACTACTGGCATACAGATTTAGCATACGAAGATTATGAATATGACTTAACAATATTCGAGCAAATGGCTTATGGATTAATCGGTTCAATCGGATTTATTATAGCTTTACTCGGACTTATTGTTAGTTGTCCTATATGGGCTGTTCCTTATATAATATATAAGGCAATAAAAGTTAGGAAGGAATGTTAATATGGAATTAAATGTGCCACAAGAGTTAAGAGACAAAGTTGTAGCAATTGCTGCGGAGTTCAACGAGTTTATTCGTAAAGGTAAGTGGGAGGTATTCAATGATGACGCTAAACAGCTTATAGATAAATGGGGTCTAAATGACTTACTATTTATGGGTTGTAAGTATCATAAGTTACCTACAACATATTATCTTGAGTTACCTTACAAAGAACTTGAGGAAAAAGATATCAATTCAATACTGTTTACTCTGTCAAAACTACAGACGGAGTAATGTATATATGAATATTATATTTAAGGAGATAAGTTAAGATGAACAATTATGACAGAATTATGCAGGATATGACTCCTGAAAGAATGGCAGAAGTAAATGTAAAACTTGTTACTGTTAATAACACAAACTTGTTTTATATGACTTCCAGCGGTCAGTTATTCAATACTAATCAGTATGAAGATGCTGTTAGATATGAATACAGATGGTTAATGACTGACCCTACACCGGAAAAAACAAGGGCAGAGTGTGAGTGTGGCGAGCCTGATTGTGCTTGTGATGGTGTTGACCAGAGTCCTACAGATGAAGTTGCAAACTAATTCCTGATATAGCGTAACAGTTAAGGTAGTTGGATAAAACATCTGACTACCTTATAATTATGTTATAAAGGAAGGTGTCAATATGATTATTGCAAAAGGAATTGAAATAATACCGAAGAGAGATAAAGTTACATACGCTACTAATCTTTCAGGTAAATGGGAAGACTACTCGATAGAAACTTATCAAGGAAAAGTGTTAAAAGACGCTGTTGAACGCTTTAAAGTATTACTCAAAGAGGGAAAGTCATTAGATAAAGAAGTTCCCTCGTTAAAAGAAATGTTTAACAAAAGTGATATAAAGCCGATAGCGGTTGAGCCCGTTGACTTGTGGGATATGCCAGTAGTGCACGAACCCGTTGTAATAAATGAGGCAGCGGAAATAAATGCAATAGAGTTAACAAAAGTAATTCTTGAAAGGAAGAAAGAATTACCGCTCCAAGAAGTAGTAATCGCAACGGACAATATGCTACAAGCAGCAAATGAACACATTGGTTTAGAAACTGATTTGTATCTTATCACAGCAGGCACAAATAAAAGTGGCAGACAACTATACGTGAGTACTTATATTGATTGTAACGATTGGAGTATAAGTATTGTGCCAACTCCGATGACAAAAGCAAAAGCATTAAAAACAATCGAGCGAGTAAAGAGAGAACTACTTGAAAAGAATAACAGCAGTAAAAGTTTAACGAGAAAGAATGCTCCCGAAATAGAATTCGGACTAGAGGTGTATATCGATAAGTATGCAGACAAGTAATGAATTGAAAACAGGATGGCTTTCTCCCGATGGTGATTTCTATCCTTGTGCAGTGTATGAACATTTAAGTCTTGCAAGAAAAATTCTACAAGATGAATATGCAAATAGAGCCGATGAAAAACTACAAAATAAAGGATTTGCAGAAATAACAATATCACAATTAGGAATAAAAGAATGGCGTGTATATTGGAAAAACTTTCTTACAGAGCAACAGAAGAACTTCCTTAAACCTTACTTTGAAGATAATATACTTCCGATGAGTGATATAATACGAATACGTTGGGAAAGAGAGAATGATATACAGTAAAGTTGAAAAGAATTATAAAAACTGTAAATCAAAACTGCTAAATTAAAACATAAAGTAGTAAAAACGGAAGAGGTAATACAATATGACTCTAACATATGATTTCGATGATAGAGACTTTGAATATGAAGTCAGTAATAGCGATTTAGAAACATACTTTGGTGAACAATCAATCGAAGTTATTGTAGAAGCAGCTGAAGAAGGCTTCGGTAATATGAGCGAACAAGAACGCAGTGAAATCATAACTGATATACTTAATGATGGTGATATACATCTACTAAAGAAACATCAAGAAGGAACAAATGTTAAGTACTCAATTGATTGGGAAAAGGCCTATGAGGAAGATAAAGATTGGGTAATGGAGTTTGTTGATGTTGATAGTTTCAAAGATGACATTAAAGATTACTTCTATAGAGATGCTTCTGAACAATTTGATGATGTGGAAGCTGAAAGAAAAGACCCATACGGTTATAGAGGATTATCTCCAAGAGACTTCTACTAAGGAGACACATAATGGAAAAGAGTTCATTATCAATGTTTGATATCAACCACTAATTATACTACAACAGAATATAATCTTAGCAGCGTCTAAACTGCTAAGTGTGATATATATATGTCCTCAAGGGTGCAATAGTGCTCTTGAGGATTTTTATTTACTGTTATATTGATAGTTGAATAATTAACAATGATACCTTATAATATAATCATAATAAACGATATGGAAGGTTGTTAATTATGGAAAAGAAAGTTTTAAGTTGTTTACAGTATGTACCCGCGGGTGATATTTGGCCTGGCGCTCTTAACAAGATTGACGAAGGCGAACGCGATGGTCTCTTAAGAGGCTATAATGTTGAAGTTCGTATGCCTGACGGCACTACTGGTTGGGACAGTTGTAATTATATCTATGGAACTATTGAGGACAATCTTGATAGTGAGTTCACAAAGTTCTGGTTTGAAGAAAGAGGAGTTACTCCTACAGGCAGAATATGCTTCAGAGGTTATGCAGTTGATAACTTTGATGATACTGTTAGTCCTTGTGATGCTAATGGTAACTTAGTGGAGGCTGATTAGTATGATTGATTTTAAAACTAAAACATTCTATTTTGGTTATGGTGACATCTTTGTAGGCAGTGAATATATAAGCTTAAGATTTAGAGAATTTGAACCACCCATTGAAGTTGGTACAGCTGTTAACGAAGCTTCAATGGGTGAACTAGGTCTTAAGTATACTTCCGATAAAGTTACTATCTGTTTTTGTAGTTATGAAGAAGCGAAATGTTTCAGCAAACTTCTTAATAGTATGGATGGTAAAGATAATTTTCAATTTGATTTTAAAGGGTGGAGGTTTAACTTCTCTAATTGGAACCCTAAATCCATTGAATGTATTAAGACGCATCTGAACAGTGTTAGAAGTTATCTCTTGATGTGCACAGCTTGTTAGGGTGGTGGTTGATATAAAGATAGTACTTACCCCCAGAGAAGTAAATCAGATTGTTGCGGAACATCTTGTTATGGAGGGCAAGATGAAAAACTTAGTACCTATTGATTGTAAGTGGCGTGTAAATACTGAAGACTTCCAGTCTTCAGAGTGCATATACGAACAGGAGGATAATCAATATGATGAAGAAACAGACATATGAATTTATTGCCGGTTGTGTCTTTACTAAGATGGAAGCTACTATCTGTAAAGAGTTAAAACAGATTCCCGCTACTGCTGATGTTAATATTGGTGACTGTGAACTAATACCGAAGATTTGGTTCGGATTATCTTCATCTCACAAAGTAACTAATGACATCACAGGCGACGCAAAATATTGGCTTAAAGAAAAACTTGAAATGTTGTTGGAAGACTTATTACCTAAGTTTGAAACAACTATTGTAAAAATTGTTCCTGATAATCAATATATCAGATTTGATTACAATGTTGTTAAGAAAGTTCCTGCTAAGAAGATGACAGTTGAGCAGATTGAAAAAGAACTCGGCTATAAAGTTGAGATTGTGAGCGAGGTAGCAGAATGATACAGGTTAAGATGTTTGAAGATGCTTATGAAGATAAGATGAACAAATGGCTACGAGAGCACAAAGATGTGAAGATAATAGATATTAAGTTAGCATCTGCAGGAACCTTTACTCCTTATGCTATGATAGTATACGAGGTATAACAATATGGCAAAGATATATAAACTTACAGGATACTTGATTGACCCTAACGGTGATTGGTCAGAGGATGATATCGTTACAGAGATTGAAAACTTAGACCTTATACATCATCATATTAAATGTGATGTTGCTGACATCGGTGAGTTCTATGATGAGCATCCGTTAAACTATAACAACTGTAGTGTTGAAGAATGTGAGAAATACTTCAATAGTAATGTATGTAATAACAAGATACCTCCTGCTATAAAATCAGATGCACTTTGTAAAAGTTGCGTTGTTAGTCAGGAGTGTAATAGATACGAAAGTTGTTCCGATGGTTGTTCACGTTATAGCGGTGCACCTCATTACGGATGCAGTTGCGTAAAGATTCCTAATGGAACAATTTGTCCGGATTATAAACATATATAGATAAGGAGTGACAGTGGTGTTACTTGAGAGGATGGCAGTCTTCTAAGAAACTTTAGAAAGGTTGATTAGAATGACTACAATTGAAAACAAAACAAGATACTACCTTATTGACCTCCACAGAGGTAACAAACAGATTAGAGAGTTCGTAAGTGAAGAAGACCTCATTGATTGGCTCTCCTATACTACATCTGAATGTTATCACTGGTGGGAATCTGAAAAGATAAAGAATCGTTACCTTGAAGAGATTGCTTTAAGCGTGAATGATACAATGGATATCATTGATACTAAAACTCTTCATAGCGTTCCTGGACCTAGACGTTATATGTTTTATGATAGCTACTATCGTATTATTGACGCTAGAATGTACTGGGATGAAGCTAAGAAAAGATACTTACAGAGAAAGGAACGTCGTGAAAGCAGATTAGTTCCTGACGATGTTCAGTATGGTGATGTTCTTTACAAATACAGATGGTGGAATGGTAAACTCGAAGGTAAGTATATCTATCGTTGCGGTCCTGTTCCTAGCACTAGTTATCGTAGTCATAGACGCTACTACAGACATCCTCAAACTACAAATGAATTTAAAAAGAATACTGACCCTGAGTACAAACAGTATGTAAGAGCTAAAAGAAGACACTTACCTACTAGTTGGGATGATATTCGTATCAGTAGTAATGATGATAGAAGCTGGAAGAACTGCACAAAGAAGAAAAAACAGTGGATGTAGAAGACCACTTAAAAGAACAGAAGATTCGATGTATTTCCTTGAAAAGGTGTTGCCGAAAGGTGACGCCTTTTCTATTTAGTTGTATTATCTTTACTGTCATTATATAATATGTATGTAGAACAAAAAAGGAAGGTATTTATTATGATTACTGTTAAGAACGCACCTGAAGGATTTAATCTTATTGTTAGGCTCTATCCTACTTGGGATTTAGAACTTGATGAAGCATCAAGCGAGAGAGCAGGTTATTCCACTTGGAGAGATAAGAACGAGTTTTACAATTATGTGTGTGACCTTGGTGACCATCTTGAAATAAACATTAAAGATGGCAACCGAACAGAACGCATATATTTTGAAGCCGAACCTGCTGACGTAATTGACACTGGACTTTACTTTAGTGATGAGCAGCTTGATTATATTGTGCGTAAGGTTAAGAAGAGTTTATCAGAAGCTATACTAACAGACGATGGTAATGGTTCTGTAATTAGCGAGAGAGCAACAATGCTTTATGATATGCTTACAAAGATTGGAACTGTAAAATCATATATGTTATAAGGGGAAGGTTGTTATGAAGAGATACGATGAAATTGTAAGAGTAGAAAACAAGAAGTCAGGACTATCTCAGAGCACTCGTGGTTGGACAATACAGGAGATGGAATACTACTTAATGAATCCATCTAAGTATGATATCTACGTTCAATGTCGTGACTGCAATAACATACATAAGATAGGTGTGGCCTGCCAAGTGTGTGATAAAGATACAAAAGTGAAACCTGAAGTGAAGGAGACTATGAAAGATGTTACATTATCATCAGAAGTGCCTAAGCGGTAAAACAGTTGGTGTAGTGTTCGGTTCGTTTGCACCGCTACATCAAGGACACTTAGACTTGATTATGCAAGCTAAGAAGGAGAACGATGCTGGATGTATTGTTATTGTTTGTGGTTATGATGGAGACAAAGGTGAACCACTTATGCCGCACAACAAGCGATACAGATATGTTCGTGAGTTCTTTGCAGACGATGACTTGGTAGCTGTATATGCTATCAACGATACTGAACTTAAACTTGATTCTTATCCAAACGGTTGGGAAGGATGGATGAAAGAGTTCAAGAACATATTTAAAAAGGCTACTAACAAATTCGGTTATGACAATGAGGACTTAGGCCTTAGTAGACCTGAAAGAGTTTGGTATGTGGGCGACCAATCATACTATGATGACTTACTTGATATGTGGAATGAGAAAGCCGTATTAGTTGACCGTAAAGCTGATAATCCTATTAGTGGAACTCTTATTAGAAGTAATCCTATCAAGTATTGGGATAAGATTACATTTCCTTTTAAGCGAGTATTCAGTACTAACATACTTATATGTGGTACAGCATCAGAGGGCAAAACAGTTATGACAGCTGACCTTGGTAAGTATTTCAATGCTCCTTTCAGTTATGAATGGGCAAGAGATTACATAACTGAAAGTTGTTTAGGCGATTGGGAATTTGATGCTACTGACTTTATAGCATTCCTTCAAGGTCAGTATGATTTGAATAAGAAGTTAATTAACTCAGATGCTAACAAAGGAATATTCTTTGCGGATAGTGACTCGATGGTTACTAAGATGTATGCTGAGTATTATGCTAAAGATGACAGTTGTGTTCTTACACAAGAAGATTATGAAAAGGTTGCTGTCGTAGCTGATGAAATAACTGCTAAGTGTCGATGGGATAAGATATATCTACTGTGTCCTCACGGAACATTTGTTGATGATGGGCAAAGGTATATGGCTCACTCCGGAATGAAAGAGCGCCAAGAGTTGTTTGATTTACTCTGTAAGAATATCAAAGAGTCAGGCAACTGGGATAAGGTTACAATCCTCGATGGAGGTTATTGGAATAATTTTAAAAAGATTGTTGATGATGTAAGGGAGTTGGAGAGAAATGGCAAAGGCCTTGAAATGGTTAAAGAATGAAATGTGGACAGGATATAGCGTCTTTGAAAAGCTATATCTAATATCAATGTTACTACTTCAAATAGTAGTATTCATTATCGCACCTGATACCCCGTTAGGAATTATATCAGGTATCTCTGGAGTGATATCTACAGTACTCTGTGCTAAAGGGAAGATATCGTTCTACTATATCGGATTTGTTCAGACAGTATCTTATCTGATATTAGCGTGGCAGAATATGTTCTACGGTGAAGTTATTGAAAACATATTCTATCTAGTCACAATGATTATCGGTATCTTCTTATGGAAGAGAACAATGACTAAGAATGATGATGGCACACAAGATGTTACGGCTAAGCGATTTAGTGCTAAAGCTTGGATATTATCTATCTTAGGAACAATACTTGCTACATATATTACAGGATTAGCTCTTGATGCTATTGGTAGTGCACAGGCATTTACAGACGCTGCTACAAATGTTATGGCTGTGTTCGCTCAGTTACTTATGATTAAGCGTTACAGAGAACAATGGATATGGTGGCTACTAATTGATATCATTTGTATTAAGTTGTGGTTCGTAGCGGGTAACTGGTCGATGGTTGCAATGTATATAGCTTGGACAATCAATTGTATCTATGGATGGTATACTTGGAGTAAGTTAAACAAACAGCAAACCAAGGAGGCTTAAGCTATGGATTGGTTATTATACGGTTGGATAATGATTAATGCTATAGCAGAGATTATAGTACTCGCTGCGTGTTGTGAGGGATACTTCTACTTTGACGCAGGACGTTATACTAACTTCGTTGTTGTATACGAAGAAGCAAACGTTAACTGGTTTGGTGCTATAATACTTGCATTATTATACACAGCCGCACTACCGTTACTTGCAATTCAATACTGGATATACTGGCTATTTACAGTCGGACGATAATAACTAAGAGGCTACTTTAATCGGTAGCCTTTTTTTATTTAGTTGAATTACATTAACTGTTATTATATAATAATGATATAATAAGAAGGAAGGTTGTTATAGATGTTGAAAATTGATAAGGTTGCTACTATAAATGGTTCGCCAAGATATTATATCTCTTGTGATGAAAAGATTGAGCATATAGAAAAGATTCATTCCAAGCTCGTTGAAAGAGAAACAGAAGAGCTCTTCTGTGAGTCAACAAATGTAGATGGTATCTACTACTTCGGCTGTAAACAATTAAAAGAAGGCAACGGTCACGGCGCTGGATATGTTTGGTCAAGTAGGGCTGGATGTATTAACGGTCAGTTTGGTACTCAGTTATATGATGACTGTGTTATCAATGGTGTTGGCTACTGGCACGCTGATATAAACTTAATAAAGATGCTTATGGAAGAGTATACCGGTAAGAAATATCGTATCGAACAGTATTATAACTTCTATGATAAAGCTAAAGAGGAACCTGTTTACAGATTGGTGGAGGAAGAATAATACTATGATTGGCGAATATGTTAAGATAAAGATTGATAGTGAAGTTAAAACTTGTGAAGTGTTGTGCTTCTTAGGTTGGAACTCTGAACTCAGCGATGATAAAACGACAATAAGAGTTAAGCCACACTTCCTCGGATTCTATAACAGAGAGTATCCGTATTGGGTATCAACATTATTCCTGTACGGTATACTTACTGTTGAACTTAATGACGAGGACAAGCCCACACTGAATTACAACAGCACGTTAAAACAACACATAGTTGAGGAACGCGATGTTATACTACGATATAAAACTAGCAGTGGTAATGTTATATATCATTATATGAGCAGAGAAGAGTATGATGCTGCTGATAAAGAAGAATACAACGAGGTGAAGTTCTGATGATTACAGATAAAATACAAATTGCAATTGATGCAATGAAGTTCTTCAAAGTGAAATTATTCAACGGCATCTTCAAAGAGTATGTTGGTAACTTTGATACTGCTATTGAAGCACTTGAGAAACAGTTACCACAAAAACCTGTTATAGCAAAGAACGAAATAGTTTGTCCTCGTTGTAGAACTCTTGTGGGTTCTAGTCCTTATTGCAGATATTGTGGTCAAGCATTAGACCAACAGTATGATAAAGCAGAACAATTATCAATTGATATGTAGTGGAGGTTGTTAATATGAATTGTACATTACTTAACGCACAAGCAAATCCTGTATGGTATACAGGTTGTAATGGTAAGGACTATCTACGAGTTCCTATCAGAATGCATATACACTTTAATCCGATTATAACTCCTGTTAATGAGGGCATAGCTTATGGTGGCTCAGTATATGCTCCTTATAAGTTTACAGCAGTTAGACCTAAGGTTGTTGAAGCAATGTCACTAAATGTTGAGCACGCATTCTTTGTGCAGGGTAGAGACTTCTATGGAGTAGATTACAACAGTTATGTTGATGGGAAGATAAATAAATTAACAGCACATCCAATTTGGGAAACAAAGAAGGCTCAACTTATAAAAGAATATATTGATAAAGTGTATCGTACTTGCGGTGTATTACTCAGCCCTGAATCAGTTGATTACAGTGTTCAGTTCTGTTGGAAAAATGTTGAATAAAACTCTTTCAGCTTAAGTTATTTTTATCGTAGGTAATAAAGTATATTACATTATATATAAACCTTTAGCAGCGTCTAAGCATCAAGGCGCTGCTATTATTGTATAAATAATTACAAGGAGTGATTTTAAATGGTAAAGGCAGAAGATGTAATTCCGTTAGAAGAATTGGAAGAAGATTTAAAAGAAGAACAAGCAGAAAACTTTGCTATTCTTGATGAACTAACTCAGTTATTTGACGGTGCAGATTTTAAACGCGTGGAGGAAATGAACAACATATCATTCCAAGACTCCACAGGCGATGTTAAAGCACAGTTTACTGTTGATAATACAACTTATAACTTTACTTGCTACATTACAAAAACAGATGACAATTCATTTAACTATTCAAGAAAAGGAAACAAATATCAAGCCGTTGATGCTGCTGAAAAGTTCTTAAGTGAATATGAAGATTGGAATACTCCCACTGAGGAAAGAGAACTTCCTATCGATGACGATGATGTTGAGGTTCCGGAAGACTAACACCTTATTTCACCTTCCGCTAAAAACTATTAAATAATTATTTACTAATAAACAATGTTATATTATATATAATAACTTATATTACTATAAGCCCTCTAACGCGTATACGCGTATAGTTGGGTTTTTGTTTTACTTCATTTATAATAACAGTATAATAAAAGGAGGGTTGGTTGTGACAAGATATTGTTATGAAGGTCCAGTTTATTACTACGGCAACTATATCGGTAACAAAACAATCTACACAATGGCTCCGTCAGTAGCTAAAGCTAGGAACAATATCCTTTTTAGACTTGGTGAGTTTAATTCAATAGAAGCATCAAGATATGATATAGTTGATAAACATCTTACAGTATATGACCCCATTACAGATGATAGCTGTAATCTTATTGTTAACAATGCTCATAGAGACAAATGTGAACAATGTGGATATGATTTGAATGATATGGGCGAATGTCCTGTTTGTGACTACGGTGAATATGATTTATTAGAGGCTATCCATCAGCTACAGGCAATTGATGAGTAGCCTTCAATTGTATTTAAAATTAAATAATTTTATAAACATTATTTTGTGCACTTTATTGTGCGCTAAATTACTTTGTAAACAAAATTTTAAGTAAAGGATTGTTGAGATGAAACAAATAAACATTCGCGAAGCTTTACTAGAACTTGACAGAAAGACTGACGCTCGTTATGACTTAACAACTTTATATGAAGCTTGTAAGTTAGATGACGACGATAAACAAAAGTTAGTAAAGTACATTGATGCTTATGACCATCCTGCTACAATCAATAAATTCTTATCTTCTAAGTGTGATGCTATTACAGAAGCACTTGGTGACGATGATGTTAGCGATATGAAAATTATTGATGAAATCAACGATGGTGGTGACCGCACACTTTGGAACTTGATGGACAAGTTTGAAGATGAGGACTTACAGTTAAAAGAACTTAAAGAAGATATTGACCCTGAAGTTTTACAAGGTCGTTTAGACAACATTGATTATGCAATGAATCACTATGCTAAAGATAGTTTTTTCATTGATGATGTTCAGGGTTCAGGAACAGAGTATAAAGTAACCTACAATGGTGTTACAGTTGATGTTACTTTTGATACTGACTGGGAAGAGCTCACTTACTATATAAATGGTAAAGGGCCTTATTGTCATTCTTCTTATGAATATATCGTTAGTGATATTATGAATTTTGTTGACTACAATCATCTAGGTCAATCAGATGATGAAGTTGATGAAAGTTTAACAGAAGATGTTGACACTTCAAACTTAGAACCACAGATTAAAGAAGTTGTTAATGCTTTTATGGCAGAGGTTGGATATGAAGCTGATGAAATAGAAGCTTATACAGCTGTTGAAATAAAAGATACAGCTGATGATATGATTCAAGTTGAAGTTAGAGCAGAGTTAGGTTATGATGACTTAATGGAACTTTGCGACAAACTTAATCCTATTGTAGCAGCACTTGACCACTTTGCATACTTTGAACCAGTTACTTCAGGTATTGCTCGTGCATTTATTCGTAACGACCAGTCACAAGATATAGTTGACGAAGACGCTGTTAATCAGTGGACAAACAAAATATATGATTGTGCATCAATGGAAGACTTGAGACAAGTATATAGAATCTTCAAAGACCATATTGATAATCAGCAGTATACAGATGGCACAGTTGATGCTGTTCTTGATGTTATTCATAAGAAAGCTGATATGCTTAATGAATCTTTGATAGGGCGCACTCCGCACGAAAACAAAGCTGAATTGGATGAAGCACTACCGCCTTGGAAATCCGTGAGCAACTCATATGGAAAATTAGTGCGTTCAGCTGATACTATAATTAGTAAAAATAATGATGGTATTCTTTCAGATGACACAGCTGTAGATATACTGGATAGAGGTACTAATGCAATAGATATAGCGTTAGCTAAAAATGAGTCATTAACTGAAGATGCTAAAGAGGAGTATTTTGTTGGTGATGATGAGTCTGGTAGAATATACTACAATGATAAAGACGCTCAAGCAGCTTTTGATAGTTTGAAGAAATCTGGCGTTGCTAATCCAGTTAAAATGAAAGTAACTGATATGCGTGAAGGGTATATGCCTGACGATGACGAATATGACCGCATAGATAGAAATGGTTCTGATGAAGAACAACTACTTGCTGCCATAACATATCAGTATGGTGTTAATATGGATAAAGCACGTGAGTACGAAAAAGAACTCACTGACGAAGAAAAGGCAAGAGCAGTTAAGTACTATAATCTAAGAATGCTTCCTCGTGAAGTACGTTTAAAGAAAATGAATGAAATGCTCACAGAAGGTTATGATAAAGGTGAATGGGTAGAAGTTAATCTTAATACAAAGAAAAATGGAACCCCAAACATCATTCCTGTTAAAGTGGAAAAAGAACTCTATCACGGCAGAACCTTCTTAGGTTGGGCGTGGGGAGAAAGACAACACGAATATCCAATGAGTGCTATTGTTAAGAAAATAGATATGGATGATACAGATGCTATTATCAGAAAATATACTCCAAGCGGATATATGAGCGAAAAGTTAACACTTAATGAAAGTGATGACACAGACATCTTATATGATATGGAAGATTGGGATGAAGACAACACTACAGTAACCGCTGGTAATCAGTTCATTGAAGATGGTTACACTTGGATGTGGTTTAAACAATGTGGTGACACAGTTCATTTAGATTTTGACAACTGGGCAGTATGGTGGGCTTATCGTCGTGAAGACGAAGACGATGAAGATAGTACTGCTATTAGCGGATTCTTTGTTGTTGATACTGATACAGGATTTATTGATTGGGGTCCTTGTGATACAGTTAAAGAAGCTCAAGAGTTCTTACAGTCAAAAGTTAATGATTGGGAGAACGACGACATAAATGAATCAAAATCTATTAAAGAAGATGCACATCTAGATACTGTACTATATAGTATGCACGATAATATCTATTACCTGCCTGGTGAAGAGATAACTCAAATGTGTAAATATTTAGTACAAAATGCTCACCCAGCTAATTTAGATGATGTTATGTCTGAGATAGTAGATGAATGTAATTGGCAGCCTTTAGATGCTGAGACTGATGGAACAGACAGTTGGAAAGAATGGCTTCTTGCTGCACTTGAAGAAGGACTTGCAGATGATTCTAAATACAGCTCTAAAAAAGATGTATGTAAAATTATTCTCAAACTGCTTACTCGTTTAGATGAGGATGAGAGTGTATCCGTACTAAAGAAATTTGGTTTCCTAGATAAAGATTATGAGACTACTAACGAATCTAAATCTATTAAAGAATCGACCGAGTCTAGTAGTAGTTACAGCGAATACTTATACTCATTATTTAAACCTGGTACTATATGGACCTTGAAGACAGAGTTTTTATACTATACAGGAAAGATTATGTTCCTTCATTTTGAGGCAGAAAAAGTATTTAAGAATGCTACTCAATTTGTGCATTATAACTCTTCTCATCCTGATGAGCGATATAGAAATATCAATATAGAATTCCCCAAGGGCACTAAGTTTGAAGCTATAGGTAAACAAACTATCCACAGCACTTATGGTGGTTCTTATTATGGTGTATTGTTTAAAGAACTGAGCAGTGGTGTTCAAGTTGAAATCCCGTTCGGTCGTGAGCACGATGATTGGTTTGAAGAGTTTCCAGCGAGTGAATCTAAATCTATCACAGAAGACGGATTGGATGATTTCGGAGTATCTAAATCAAACGCTGATATGTTAAGTACAAGACTTCCTGATAGTAAATTCTATATCAACGATAATAAATATGTTTTCGGTAGAGACTTAGTTGATTATTTTGATGAGGATGAAATCATCAGTTATAGTCAATATATAAATGCAGATAACATACGAATACCTAATAGTTATAGAATAAATGGTAGAACTCGTACGGCTACTGAATCTATTAAAGAAGGTATTCAACCAGCTGATGAATGGTATCTAAAATTAAATCCGAAAGATACAGAAGGCGCCGAAGAACTCAAAGGGTTATCTATTGATGACGTAATCAAAGATAAAGGGAACCTTGACAAATATGGATTTAGCGATAGATTAAAAGGAATACTTGATAAAGAATTTGAAAGATATTCTCCGATGATTACTGAAGATGTTGATAGTAATCTTGAAGCAGTAGCTAATAGATTATTCAATTCACTTAAAGAGTATGGTGCTAATAAGATAACAAAGTATGTTGACGTATATCAGATTTACTTTAATAACAGCGAAGATGATTCTGATGCTACTTTAGTTCACTATGATATTCAATCAGAGGGATTTAAGGAAGTTACTCAGCACGGAGACGAACCTAATGTTACAGAATATGTAAATGAAGACGGCACAGTTTGTGCTAAGCTTCTCATCTATGCGGATGCTATAACAGTTGAAGTATCCGCAGAAGATGCTTCACAATATATGGAATCAGTTGATAAAGATTTAACTCACTGCACTGAGTGTGGTAAGAAGTTAAATGATAATGGCTATTGTGAGACTGAAGGATGTCCTAATGGTACTCTTAAAGAAGGTGTTGAAAAGTATATCATTATAGCAAAAGAAGATGGTTTAAATCTTTATTATAATGCTACCGATGACAACTTTGGAACTGATATGAAAGCAGCAACTCAATACGCAGAAAGAGCTGTTGCACTTGATGATTATAAAGCAGTTAAAGACAGATATCCTACTGCTTATATTCGTTCGACATACGATATTCCACTTTTAAACAAACCTTCTAAGAAAGAAGGGTTTGAAGAAGATGAGTGGGATGACGATGAACTCGCTTCTATCTATGGTGGAGACACAAAGTATGATATGCCAGATGGAGTTGAGACTCCTGAGGAAACAGAAGCTCGTTTAGCTAAAGAGGCTAAAGGTAATGAAGTTTAAGTTATTTGAATCTTATATAAATGAAGAGTTAGTCACAATACAGGATGAATTAAATCCTGTATTGTGGTTTAATAATAAACTTAAGCCTGAAGTGAAAGATAAGATATTACATCTTGTTGATGAATTTCAAACCACTTTAGATATACCGATTGTTGTTTTAGATATAAACTTAGTCGGTTCTAATGCGTCATATAATTATAATGATAAAAGTGACATAGATATACATATTATAACTAACTTTGAACAATACGGTTATCCTGAAGAGTTAGTTCAAGCCGCTATGAATGCTTTCAAAGCAAACTTTAACAATAAGTATGATATTACTTATGGTGGATATGATGTTGAATTATATGTTGAAGATGTTAAATCTTCTCCACAATCAAATGGTATATATTCAGTGTTAAAAGATATGTGGATAAAAGAACCTGTAAAACTTTCTGCTGTTGATGTTGAATTAGAACCTGAGTTAAGTGATTTTACTGATAGAATAAATCAGATATTATCGATAGGAACTGAAGAAGATATATTAAACATAATTGATGAATTATATCTGTTGAGAAGAAATTCATTAGTTGTGGATGGAGAGTTTGGAAAAGGTAATCTTATCTTCAAACAAATAAGAAACAACGGACTACTCGATGCTCTTAAAGACAGGCGAGTTGAATTAGCATCAGAGGAGTTGAGTATATGAAATTTAAGTTAGTAGAAGATTTTGATAGAGGACTTGAAACACAGTCCTCTACTGAAACCTATTGTACATATGTTGACAAATTATCTCAAAGAACAGAGGAGAGCTATAGATGAAAATTAGAAAATTAAATGAAGCATCAGAAGGCTTCCAAAAAGAATTTTACAATGGTTATGTAATTCTTAAAAATAGAGCAGGCGATGGTTGGGATATCTACTCTTATGAAGGAACACCTGAAAAGGTTAAAAGAGCCGTAAAAGAAGAAGGTCTTGCTACTCTTAAAGATGCTAAAGCAACAATTGACAGTTGGGCAGGTAAAGCATCATTAAATGAAGGCGGATATAAAATAACTATTGAGCAAGATGGTAAAACATTTGCTGATTACTGTTATGATTATAGAGAAGAGTCAGCTATTGCTCAGATGAAAGCAAAGTATGGCGACAATATTGAAATAAAGAATATTGAAGCACATAATAAACTTAAAGAGTCAGCTAACGCACATTTTAAAGTTGGTGACACTTTCACATTTAGCGGACTGTACGGTGGCGACTACACTTCAAAAGTTGTAGCTATTCATAATGCAAGCGGCGGTGAATATCCTAACAGTATCGAATGTGAAACTACTTGGACTAATGAAGATACAGGTAAAACTGAAGTTGATACTGACGTTTGGAATCTCACAAAAGATAATGAAGGAAATGAATGTATAGTTATATGGGAGTACGCAGGACAGAAAGGTTATGTGTATCCACCATCTGCTCAATCTAATTCATCAACTGTTGAGTCGTCTGTTGAAGATAAAGTAAAACAGGATGCAAAAGAGATGTATGAAATGGGTGTTGCTTGTGATTCTTACGAAGAGTTTTCAAACTTTATGAAACAGAATGGTAAGACTCCTACTGAAGACCTATATAACTTATATGTTAGCACTCTAGAGAATATTCACAGTAAAAACAAAGTAACTGAATCTTTATCTGACGAACAGAAAGCAATCGTTGATAAGATTGCTGACAGGTACTCAACTTCAAAACCAGTTTCAGGTAATTGGGATACAGAAGCTCAACACGAAATGAAAGCTATTTCAAAAGAGTTAAATGTATCCGAAGATGAAGCTAAATCAACTATGGTAAACTATCTTGGCTTTGACGCAAGTAAACTGAGTGAAGGAATTGATGGTTGGGATAATCGTACAGGAGTTATTAAAAGAATAGATAAGTATCTTTCTAGTAATCCTGAAGCAGTTCCTCCAAAAGGGTACATTGCTAAACGCACTAGAGCATATGATGATATTGCTAGCAGATATGGTGATTATGTTACTACACCATTCGGTAATATCAGTACTGATGATTTAATGCAGTATGCAAGAGATAATAAATTACTTGATGAATCTAAATCTACTCACTGTGTATACTTCACTCAAGATGGTATGGACCAAATCGAATTTGAAGGTTCTGAAGATGAGTGTAATAGATACATTTCTGATATCCAAGCAGAACAAGATGATGAATTTGGTGACGAAGCTCCTGAAAGATTTATAAGACCTTTATCAGAGGACAAACCTATTAAAAAGTCACTAAGATACTCACAAGAATCATTTGATAAAGCTTATGAATTCCTTAAAGACGCTACTGATAACTTTACTAAGGAAGGAAGATTTAAACTGCCTGAAGGTACAAGCGGTGATGCGGCTGAAGACATATTGGCTGACCATTATGCAATAAGTAGTCTTACAGGTGATAGTGAAAATCCTACTTATCCTGAAGAGGTAATGGCTTATGAACCGATTTCAAATGCAGTAAATGAAAGCGTTGAATCAAAGTTTACATTAAATGAATCGCTATTCAGAGAAGACTTTGATGACGATAAATACACTGCAAGTAGATATCTTGATGTGGAAGTACCTGACATTTGTGCTAAAGTTTTAGAGATGCTAGATGTGTTACCTTCACACAAGGCAGCATACATTACAAAGATATGCAGAGATTTCTATGCTAAACTTGAATCAATTATTAGTAGTTACACAATGACTAATGAAAGTTTACACGAAGATGTAACAGACGTTGTTACTGACACTTTAGCTGGGCCTACTGAAGGTCCTGAGTCAGGATTAGCTTCCTTGCTTAACACAGCAGTACAAGATGAGTTTAAAACAATTCAGATGTACAATGACATAGCTGTTAGTGCTAGAGCAGAAGGCTTTGAAGATATAGCAACTGTAGTTGATGAAATCAACACCGAAGAAAACAAACACGTTGGACAGCTACAAGAACTTCTTAAAACAGTATCACCAAATGCAAAAGCAATCGATACTGGCGAGATAGAAGGTCAACAACAAATTGGTGGAGTTACCGATATCGTTGAAGAAGACTTAAATAATTCTAACAGTTCTCCAAATAATAATATTGAGGAGGATGACAACGTTATGAAAGAATCTTGGGAAGAAGTTTATCAGTCATTCAAAACAATTGAAAAAGAATTAAAGGGTGACGGTGAAGCAATAACAGCAACTATCGACCAATTATATCGCGACAACAAAGGAAATCCTGATTACGAAAAAGCTTATAAGAAGTGGGCGTCAGGTGAATAGAAATTAACTAATGTAACTTCATTGTATTAACAATATGATGAAGTTACATTTCTTTACATATATTCAAGATAAAGCAAACTGCACTTACTGTTTGCCATTTAATGACAAAACTAATTATTGATAAGGGAGATATCCGAGATGGAAAAAACAGTAGAAAATGCAGTATTAGAATGTAAACTACAAAGTGATAAAAGATGGAATAAAGTGGACCTTAAAATCCAAAAAATGGAAGATGAAATCAAATCTATTACAGATGATAAGTTACCTGTTATGGAGGCTCGTTTAAATAAACAAGCAACAATGGTAAATGAAATACAGAAAATTTCTTTAAATGTAGCGTCCTTATCTCAGAATATGCAAGGTATGTTACAAGAGATAAAAGCACAAAATGAAAGAATAAATACCTTGGAGCAGAAACCCGTAAAAAGATTTGAAGGCGTCCTTGATACTATTATTAAGCTTGTAGTTACTGCAGCTGTAACTGTTATTCTTATAAAAATTGGTTTAAAATAACAAAATAACAGTTGACTTTTTAAGCATTATATTATATAATAAGTATCTAATACATACATATATAGATGGAGGATTCGTACATAATGAAATTTAAACCTTATAAGATGAATCCTATGAACGAAGCGCTCATAGGACAAAGAATGCTTCCTAAAGAGCCTGTTGAAGATGTTGTAGCTGCAGTTCCGATTGCTTATGCTGATGCAGTTAATCAACATATGGAGACAGAGAAGAAGCTTGAAAATGATTTTAAAGAAAAGACAAAAGAAGTAGATGACTTCTTAAAAGTTAATCATAATAAAGAACAAAAACTAAAGAGCACTCCTGAACTTAAGAAAATGAAATTAGCAGAAGCCGTTGACTTTGGTGACCCTATGGAGTTCGGTAGAGGCCCTTGTGTTCCGATTGTATATGATATGACATCTGACATAACACAACTGGTTAAGATGTTAGGTGAGGGTGATGATTACAGAGACTACGGAATTACCACTCTAAAGAGACTTGTGCCTAAGCTTATGGATAATAAACAGTCAGTTGAAAACTTCAACGCTTACTGGGCTGAAAGATATCCTGCAGCAATTGATTACATAGATAAACAACTAGAACTTATTCCTGCAGATGTTCTTAATACTATACTACAATCTAAAACAGAATCTATTGAAAGCGACGATTTAGAGGAGCTTTTTGATGCTAATATATCGCTTGATGCTAGTGGCTCTTCAGTAGGGTTCCTCGGAGGTTCAGGAGGAACTGTAAAAAATGAAGTTCTTGACTTGAATGTAGGACTTGACGCTAGCAAGTCCTCAGTAGGATTCTTGAATGGTACCGCTGGAAACGTTAGTAATGAATCGGTAGATGATGATAATATTGATGACATTAAAGAGTTCCTTGATTTTGAAATTCCTGTTACTGCAAGTGTTCAGGCTAATGGTAACACAGTTCCATTCTTAAATGGCACTTCTAAAACAGGTAACACAGACCCTGATTTCTTTCAACTGGATGATGATACATTAAATGAATCTCCTGTAGCAGTTGCAGAACCCGAAACAAAGAAAAGGGTTCGTTCACCAAACGAAGAAAAAGACCCTTGGGATTATAGTTCAGAAGATGTTTGGTACGCAGTTTATGATGAACTAAGTGCAAGTGTTGACAACGAAGGCAAAGGTCAACAGGTTGATAAACAAATCAAAGCTAAACGTGGTGAAAGATACGAGCACGTTTACCCACACGGTGAGAAAGACATCATAGTTTATGCTAAATCTCCTGAAGAGTTTGAATTTGCTAAAAAAGTTGCAGACCACTATGGCGTAACTTGTGAAGAACCAAAACGTGATGAAAACAAAAACTCCAATGGATTCTATAAATATTCAATGGTAATCAATATGCCTGATTTATTCTAATACACATTAAATATAAACATATAGGCAGCTGCTTGTTTTTAGTAGCTGCCTATTATTGTATATTATATTAAACAATCAAAGGAGAATAGTTATGAGTATGTTTGATAAATATGATAATATAGACCCTAACTACATACCGAATAATACTACTCCTCAACAGAAACCTGAAGTTGTTATTGTGGATAAAGAGCCATTTATTGCATACAACATTAAAGGTAATCCTATTGGATTAAGTTGGACTCACGGCGCTGAGTTTGAGCTACCCTATACTGTTAAAAGAACTATTACTGTCAAGGAAGACGCCATCATTTATAACAATGTTGATGAATGTCCTACAGTTGACACTGTAGGTATTGTAGGCCAGAAAGCATATAATACAGCTGAATGTATTTCGTGGACTTGCGTTGAAGTTGTTAATAATCAGTATAAGTGGGTTGAGGATGACGAATTATTCTATATAGCAGGAGATTCAAAAGAGATTAGTCTAACTCCTGATATGACTAATAAAACATTTGAGGTATTATTTTATAACTTTCGTTGGGAACCTATTTATTCATTAGCTACAACTAATGCTGCTGACCTCGTACTGGAGTTAAATAAAGATACTAACGAGATATTTAAACCTGGCGTATACTATAGCGCTTCAAAGATTACAGGCGAGAATGAAGTTACATTTGTTGATAAAGCAACTTTGATAGTATTGTAGGTGATATTGATGGACTATGAAAAAGAGAATGGCATAATAACAGTGTCGCGTGGAGACACATTTGAACTACCTATATACATAAACGAAGGAACAAAGCTTAATGTGAAGTATAGGCCTCTAAAACCTAGCGAACGATTATACGTCGGTGTTATGGAGCCAGGCCAGCCTTTCGAGGACGCTATTATTAGGAAGGTATATAATTCAGATAGTGTTACTGATAGTGATGGGAACACATTGATGATATTTAATAGTATAGATACTGAATACTTAAAAGTTGGCAAGTATTATTATACTATAAAGTTACGTGAACTACTTACAGATGGAACTGAGACGGTTACAACACTAGTAAGTCCTACATTATTCTGGATAACAAATTAAGTATAGCGAGGAATATTCCTCGCTTTTATTTTACTGTATCAAATCTTTAAACTATTGTATTTAATAATGAATACTTGATATCTATGAATGAACTCCAGCTTATCTTCTTTGTTATGCTGGTTGTTATAAAAATATATAGTAAAGGAGATAACATAATGCCTATTGAACGCCCTATAGAGTGGGTCAATAATGTCACACGTTTAAATGCAGCTAATATGAACACAATTAGTAAAGCGTTTATTACAATTGGTGACTGTTTATGGGGTCCGACTGACGGCGGTGGGTTAACCGCTGATGTTAATCGACATCAAGAATGGTTTGTAGGTAATAATGAAAGCGAAAACTCAGGAATATTTAAACAAATCGGTCACCTCGGTATGGCTATCCTTAGTCCGCAGTTTTGTAACGATTTGTTTGAGCCTGTGGAGGGCTCCACATATAATTATAAGGGTATACAAGAGCATCCGATTAGGTTAGAGGTTCCTAATGTTGAATGGAATAATACAACATCTTTAACCAACAGAAGCACATCACAGAAGAATATCGGGTTAAAAGTAGGTGACACAAAACGTTCCTTAATAGGACCTCCTATTGGAGAGGTTCACTCTGTAGTTGATGAGATTGTTCAAAGAGTAAATAGCGCTACAGCGGAGATTATCCACATCGGTAATATATATAAGAAAACAGGTATATTTTTTAACAACGGTAGTGAATATACTCCCTATATAAAAGCTGAATTAGGCACTTCTCTAACATCTTCAAGTTTAACGTTTTCTGCAGCTCATTCAAATTTCATTGGTAATCTATATGTTAAAGATGAGTTTGGAGCCCCTTTACAAGGTACTGACGGTTCGTCTGTAGTTGTTAAGGACACTTTTGATGCTACTACAAATGCACTTAAGTTAGCTCTTATTGCAGAAGTGAAGGCACGACAGGAAGGTATTTCAAACATAGAAGCTGACTACCTCAATGCGGATGAAAGTTTACGAAAAGACATAGTTGATGTTGAAATAGCAGCAATCAATAATTCGCTTAACTTCTTCTCAGAGGAGCCTGTTGTTACTGCCCCTTCAGCAACTATGGGCACATCAGTGAGTAATATTGAGGTGGGCACCACTTTTAAAACAGTATCTGTTAGCACCTTATCTTTTAACCCAGGCTCGTATTCTTACGGATGTGTAGCTATGAGTGGTAATAGTCCGATTACTGATGCTAAAGGATACTACCAGTATCAATCAGGCACTGGGTTAACAAGTAGTAGTTACACTTATAGCTGTTCTGGTGTTATTGATTGTGCTTCAGGAACAGATAAAAATCTAACTGTTTCTGATAAAACCCTCACTTATAGCTCAGGGTATGTTATGTTGGACCAAGACAAATTAGTCGTTAGATGTAATGTGACTCACAACGCAGGCGCTTTGCCCGTTGATAGCATCGGAAGAGTAATCCCAGCTAAACGTATTAACGGTAATACTTTAAACTTGTCAAAAACTGTTACAGCTTATCGTAAACCCTTCTGGGGATACAAGTTAACATCCGATGCATTACCTAATCCTCAAAATATAACATCAGCACAAATACGTTCATTACAAAAGTGGGGCACAAATGCTTCTGGTCTTCCCACAACGTATGAAGTTCCGGCAAACACAAAGCAAATTTTCTTTGCTGCAAAACAAGGTACAAAAACAAATTTAACTATAAAGAATACAACCAAAGAGCCGGCAACAACTGTTGCTTGCTCAAAGATTTCAGTTGATGTTGCTGATGCTCGCGGTGGTTCAACTAATACAACACCTTACGATGTGTGGTACGTAAATCCCGATAGCGCGTTTACAACATTAACAAAATTACAACTAACTTGGTCATAAGGAGGAATATAGACAATGCCAAAAAGTTATGAACAAGTTCAAACTTCATTAGCCGCAGGCAATATAATGGACTGGACTAATGCGTTAAACAGATTGAACGGCATCCCGCTTGACCCTACATCAATATTTGATAATTACAATAACGCCGTTATATATGCAGCCACTAACCCTGTAGCTTATGTGGGTCAAGTTATTACTGTGCGTGGTGCGTTGTATGTAATAGGTCCGACTGTTAGAGAGACTCGAGAGATTAGTGGTGTTGCGTATGATAATTATCTTATACTGATAGCTCAACAAAAAAATGTCGAGGCTTTATCTACTCGCGTAGAAGCTGTTGAGGCAGCTATTGGAGGGGCACCTTCAACAAGCGTGTTTATGGTAATTGATGGCGGAAACGCTGCACAAGCTCAAGAGGAGGCTATAACTAATGAATGACATATATGGTAAATATTTTAATATAACAACTGCTGGACTCCTTAGTTTAAAAGATGAATATAAACCTACAGGGGACAAGTACGAACAACTTCCTACCACAATCGTCATACCTTCTACTGTAAATGACACTGAGGTAACCACTCTAGCTGAAAATATGTTTAAACAGAATACTAGAATAGTGTCTATCGTACTACCGAACACTGTGACGACTATTCCTAAATATTTTTGCTCTGAAGCTTATCAACTAGTGGATGTCCAGAACACAGATAGTATAACTACTATCAACGACAACGCTTTTGACAATACATCTTTACAGAGAGTTACTTTTAATAATGTAACTACCGTAGGAGTCAATGTTTTTAAATGTTGTGCAGAACTTAAGTATCTACAGATGAATAAACTCAGAGTCCTTAGCAAAGGACTCTTGTATGGATGTGCTGAATTGATTACACTTGACGTGCCCAGTTGTACAACAATTGGCGAATCAGCTTTGTTTATGACTGAACGTTTAGAAGATTTTAAACACAGCACGATAACCTCAATAGAACGATATGCTTTAAATCAGTCAGCCTACAGATTAAGCGACTCCGAGCGCTCAAAAGTTACCACTAACGCAAGCCGTGTTGCAAGTTTATGGTCAAATAAAGCGTTTGTAGATTGTTGGTTAGACTTATGTGCAAACAATATTGATAACGCTATAATACATCCTGCATTGTATTCTTACCCGCAAGACGATGAGCCGTGGTCAGACAACGTGTCTGCTGACATAAGTAACATTGATTGGTTTAACTGGGGTGATTATGACCCAGTAACTAAGAAATACTCAAAGTATTTATCTGATTTCAGTTTTAATAACTATTTTAACAAAGATTATGCAGGAGATTTGGCAAATCAGGAGATATATTTCCCTTCTCCTATTGATACTAGCACAGGTTGTACGCTACACTCAATACTGGGGGCTTATATTGGATTACTACAACCTTTTGGAAAATCTATTGTACAGTGCCCGAAACAGATTCAAGATTATATAGTTCGTATAACTGGTGGCAGAGACGAATGGGGTATTCCGCGTCTTATCAATGAATGGGCTGCCTCTGACCCCGTATATGGAGACGAAAGTAAGGTAACACATAAGTGGTATAGTGGTTACAAAAATAGTAACTCTAAGTTTAGATACTACGACCATAAGACATACGGTCCTACAGTTGTATTTAATACTAATTATTTCTCAACATTTGTTGCTAATCGTATAGGTCTTAAGTGTGAGATACTAGGACTTAATCACGGTGATTATAGACCTCCTGCTGACAGCGATTTCGAGAATGTTGATGTAGTAAGTAGTTATCTTCAAGACAGCTCTAACTGGGAAGATTATCTGTTATATTTCATAAATGCATTGAAAAACGGCTGTTATGCTATGCTATGCGGACCTGGAGGCGCTGGAAGTACACAAGGTCACGCAACGTTGATATACGGAATTGATAAAGAAGGTTATGTGTATATCAATAATACATCTCATTTTCATCATAGAGATGATGATTATGACGGGCAAGTATGTCGTATACCTTTTGAGAATGTTTTCACTTTATGTAACGCTATCTCACAGTCAGGAGGAAACTATACAGCACATACTAACAACGGCACATATCCAATAACAATAATCAGTAAAGCTTCTATAGCGCCTCGATTAACAAACTGTTTCAAAGACAATTGCGATGCTATGCTACAAGATAAAGAAAGCACTTTAGAAACTTTTACAGGACTTGCTGATAGTATAGCATTAGTTTCTGATAATGTTGATTGGAATGTGTTACAAGAGCTTCGTGATAGCGAGGAGCTGTATGAGCCTTGTAGTTCTGATAAATACTATGAACAAAACAAACCTGATGTGCATATTAAAACAAGTCAAAGCATTATGTCATTTAAAGCTTGCGGCACAGGCTCTATTACTGTAAGAACTCATTCAGGATATAACAGCTACACTTTAACTGATGAACCTCAAACAATAACTGTAGATAATCATACTCTTACGGCTGTTAATGAAGATTTTCCTCAGCCTCTTTACACTATCTTTATTAACAACGCTGAAAATATAACGGAACTTGATTTACACGATACAGGAGTAACAGAGTTACATTTTAATCGTCAAAACGGTATAAACAAGTTATTGATATATAACAACGATATTTCAGAGTTGAATGTTGCCGAATGTAGAAATCTGCAGTATCTACATATGTTTAATAATCCGATATGTTCTGACATCGACAAGATGCGAGACATAATAAAACAACTTCCTGACCGAAATAATAAAGCATTTGGTTCAATAATATTATACGATTGGGTAAACCTCGGTTTATGTGGATATCGTAAAGCCCTTAACAATACCTTCTATCACGATAAAGAGTATAAGTACCCTTTAAAGAAATGCGAGAACGAAATATATCGTGACATTGCAAGTGTTGAACACCCCTGGTACCAATACATAGGCGGAAGATTTGTTGAGTTAAGTGATTACAACCGTATGATTATGTTGCGTAGACAACTAGAAGGTTTAGATAAGTCTACTTGGACTTATACAAACAAAGAAGGAAGTATTTTCAAAAACTGGGTGTTTGGTTCCGCTATTCAATATAATGAGGAAGCTTGGAAATACTGTGACACACCTTTCAGAAACGCACATATCGCTGATGTATGGGAAACAGCAGAAAAAGGCGAAGGCGTTGGTATAACATCAGTTGATTGTAATAACTGGATTCATCCATCAGTTAACTTTAATAGAGTTCACGCATTTGGATGGGTAGGTTGGGAGCCTGACGGTTGGAGCACCACAGGAGGCGTAGCTCCAGTGCCTGTGTTTACGTCAGAAGATGAGATTGATACGAATATCAAGAATGTGCTATGCCCTTGGCTTGAGCCTGGATGCTATAAAGTGTTTTCTGATATTATTATTATTCCTACCCCAGATGACGAACGCAAATTAAGCACTCTAAAACGTGAGGATGGTACTGAAGAGGCTTTTAAACTACTTACGTCCGACCACGGTGAAAGTTGCTATAGTTTTATGGGAGACCGTGGCATCACCTCCATTACAAATACTACTTACGGTATTAGTCCAGAATCCAGATATTATTTATTGTCAACCGCGTCAGCGTCAAAGAATCAATCAGTAGCTTGGCACGAAAGTACTCAAGCCGACTGGACTGCACTAGTAGCAAGAGGCTGTGGAGTATATGTAAGCGACTTAAGTAACGCTTCTCAAGTGTACTATAATAATAATTGTCATCCACAATCAAACATAACGTGCGTTAATATGGATGATATTAACTTATTTACAAGGTCTTTAGGTCAACAATTTGTAGGAGATGTAAAAACACCCTCTTACCAATTTCAGAATGAATTGAATAGTCAATCTTTACAACGCATCTTTGCTTTTAACGCTCAAGGAAATGATGGTGACGGATTTCCTTACACCACGGATAGCCCCAGTAACACAGCAACTTCTTATATAATGTCCGAAAACTGCCGTTTTGTCAGCTCGATTAGTTTAGATAAACAGTTCAGTGCGTTTTCAACTGCCGATGTGTCAAAACAGCCACACTCTTACACATATAGTTGCTATGGAGAAAGTGTACGATATTATAACACAGCACTAAAGAGTATTGTATGCGGTAGCGGAACATCTTTTGCAACCCCTCTACATACTGCAATGACTGCTATACTGTGGGTCATATACAGTAAGATACATAACCTATATAGGTTAAATAGTGATAGCGAATGGAGAATAAGTTCGTCTTACGAAAGTCGAAAGATACTTGAAAAAAGTTATAAGCACCATATTGACCCTTTAAAAGGTCAGGCTCGCTTAGCTGTTGGTAATGGTACAGTGGACTGTATGTATTATAACACGCTTAGTTATCCAACAGTAAGTAACACTAAGTTAAACATTAACTCTGATAACAACTTATCTGTGGGAAATGTTATCCAGTTAGAGAAAACTTGTTGTGTACATCCTTCTGAGGCGGAGAGTGATGGATTCTTCATCGGTAACAACATTACTGCCACTCCACTAGTATACAATCAACAATATTTCATACCTTTAAGAAGTGGTACACATACACTTAGTTGTTATAACAATAATCTAAATATAATTCCTGATAAGAACACATTAAGCGGATTCACTAATGATACAACGAGCGACTCTTTCATATCTTCAACTACGTTTGAAGTGAGCGCTGGAGAGCTGAATGGTGAATGCATTACTGATGGTTTAATATATAACAAATCCATTACCGCAGCTGCAGCTCAAACACCTATAAGTGAATTTAATAAATGCAATAATGACTTAGGATGGACAGTCTCTTTTGCACTGAATCCTAAAGGTGCTGGCGCAGGTAGTAACGGAACTGCTGAGATGCTAAAAACCGATTATTTTTATTTAAAGTTTGAAGTAATACTTACCAATAGGGTATTACAAGAGAGAAAAGGTGAATTATGGCTGCGTATGCGTGACGCTGTTATGGGACGAGAAGATTGTGATTACACCTACTTAGCAATGGATAAACATACTCAAAATTGTAATCATTCGTACACCGTTGATGAGGTTGTGTACCCTTATTCATACGACAGTGCCGGCGGATACTTATATCAATGTCGTAATATTAAAAGTGTGATAACGTTGAGAAAAAGAGCTAACGATAATATACTTGACTTTTTTATAAACGGTCAATACATAACTTCGCATCGAACACTACAGGATTTATCCGGACTTCCTTATACTGGCGGTATAATTCCTTGTGCAAATGTAAGTAATGCGACCAAGATTGTAAATTGTATATCAATATGTATACATAATAGACCACTGACTGAAGATGAGATAATTCAGCAGATGTTATATATGCACAAAACATATTGTAGTTAGGAGATTAGTTAATGTATTATAAACTTGTTCATTACTCTGGTTGTACTATGGATGTAAAGAAAGATATATGTCCTGAAGGCTACGAAGAATGCACTGAAGAAGAGTATAATGATTTTATAAATAATAGTAAGATTCAGACAGGAACCCTTGCGGTTCCTGACTTCTTATAATAACTGGAGGTTACGAATGTCATACGTATTAAATATAACTGATATTGAATCAGCGAAGAATAAAACTCAAATTATTAACGAACATAGTACTAATACGCAATACCCGAGTGCAAAGGCCGTTTTTGACTACGTGGGCAGTATTGAATTTCCTGAATCTATGGACTTGTCAGGAAAAATGGATTTCTTTGGAACTGTTACAAAAACAGACAATACTAATGATGTGTATAATATCAACCTTGATACTTGCGATGAGTCTGGAAACGTAACAAAGAATGGAATATTGCAACTATACAACAGCGGAGGTCGCATTGCTCTAGGAACGGGTTCAGCAAGATTATGTAGTAATGCCGCATATGTTGAAGCGATAAATCACACTGCTGGTGATATTATTAGATTTACTAACAACGGCCCTATTGAATGGCGTAATTATCGTACATCATTAGATGAACCACTTTATCAAATAACGCTTAAAACTGATGGTTCTGATACAATAGAGATAAGTGGCACTAAAGAGGAAAGTGGTACTACTGAGAGCAGCCTTGTAAATATTCGAGGTGTTAAACATCCTGTTAAGGGAACAGACGTGGCTACACTGAGAAGTGTTAGTTCTATGTTTACTAACGCTAGTGCAGGTACTAATGTGCAAGATGAAGTACTTGATGAACGTAATACTGAATATCTAAATAGAGTTTGGAGATTACCTGATGTAACTATGACCTCAGGATTATATACCGTTCACACATATCGTGTTGAAGATAGTACTATGATAATATCTTTGAGACCTATAACTTGCGGTAGTGAAACTGTATTCCCTGATGACGGTGTTGAGTGCTTATGTGCTGATGAGGCAACTTATAAAGCTGGAGGTATCAACTTAGTTAGAGGTGCAGTTGTATTCATTGATACTGACGCAGATGGGCATATATCTTACATTGCATACCCTGAGGGACATCGCAGTATACTTATAAATATAGCAGGTAATAGAACTAACGAAATGTATTCTCCCGCTGAATTATATGCTGCAGATAAACTAGGATATACAATACGAAACAACAATGAAGTATATCTTGTTGATTCTATAACAAGAACAGGTGATGATAACAGTGCTATTGATACAATCACTTTATATACATACACAGGCATTGGTAAGATAACAAAATGTGTAGTTAGTTCTGAAACGATTTCAGCTACATCGCTTCGTTGCAAGTGCACTTTCTCTGATTTAACTTACAATGTGGTACCCGTTGAGTAGTATTTGAAACCTCTCTGCGTAAATACACTATAGAAAGGACTATATCTAAATGAGCACAGAACCAACTATATATAGTGGTATAAGTATTGCAAGACACGATACGGCTATTGAGTGGGCTAAAGCAGTCGATTTTGTTCCCAGGGACAGCGAACTAGTTGTTTATAAACCCGACGCACACGGAGTAACATATAATACAGCGGTAACTATCAATGGTGTTAGTTACCCTGTGCAATCTTCAAATAAATTCAGATTAAAATTTGGTGACGGAGTGTCAAATGTAAACGCACTACCTTTTGTAGAAACTGGCGGTGGCAGTGGCCTTAGTTATGAGGAAATGGTTGCTTACATTGAAAATGTAGAGCATCTTAACACCGTTGTATTTAGCGAACGCACAGCTGTTATAGGCAGTTCGATATATTTAGACGATATACATCAAATACAGTCTGATATGAAAATACGTGTAGGCTCGAACAATTTGCTAGATTTATCTACAATAGTGCCACATTGTTCAGGAAATGATTGGACTATTGACCGTAGTCTAATTTACCCTGTAGTATTTAGACCGAACTCTTCAAATGCGTCTGACCTATCTATTGACCACACTATTGAGTTACCTGTTGATGGCACTTATAGTTTGCAGAATACGGGGTCATTTCCGTTTAGTATCAAACTAAAAGACGCAGACGGAATTGTTAGAAATGAGCAAACTCTTAACGTAGACACAGACATAATAATTGACACAACTTATAATAAGTGTCAATATGTGAACATAGTAGCAAATAATGTAAAAGCATCAGAAGGAAATGCTGAAATATGCTTATTTATTGAACCTGCATCTTCCTTTTATAATGAGGAATATGAACCTATAAAATCTGGCGTACCCGTAAACTTCATAGGATTAAATATGTTCCCTTCTAATGAAACATTCACAGCTACAAGTGATACAATAGATGTATTTATATATGCAGAAAAAGTGAGCAGCCTCACTCGAGATAAGAATGCTGTTACTTTTACGTTAGATGGCATAATACAACGTGAAATTACACTTACAGATAGTAATGGTATAATTATTATGTCTACTGACACACCTATATACCTTTTACCAGGTACGTACACTCTTCTATATAGTTGGTCCAATGATACACTATCTCAGTTGATGCTTGTAAGAGGTACCGGTGAAGGTGTTCAATATGTTCCTTATGCGTGCACTACTTTAATTTCTGATGCTGAAGGATGGGTTAGTACTGAAGCAGTGCAGTACCCAGTGTGTCATATTGGACTTGACATTATAAGTAACGGTGACAATCTGAAAAACTTATTATATGTAGAATATGATAAGCACTTACATACTACACCTTATAATTCAAAAACTGTACCAACTTCCGCAGACGAGTGTCAACAAAAATTTGCTGAAGTTTCTGTTGACACTAATGATGAATGTAATCTAGTACTTAATCACTCAACAACTCAAGTAGGTAACGCAGGAAGTGGTAATTATCTAAAGTTTGGAGCTAATTATGTTACAGCGTTCGGACATTTTAACATACATAGTACACCTACAGCTAAAAAACACGCTGCTAACAAAGATTACGTTGACACGGCAATAAGTGCTGCATTATCTCCTAACAACATAAAAGTATTTAAAGATACAGATACAATACCTGAACAGCCAGAAGGTACAATTATATTTGTATATTCAGAATAAGAGGTGAGCACATATGGCTATGCCAGATTTAGGCGAATGGGAATTTGAAACTGTAGGAATAGTTGGACAATCAGGTACATATGCTGTGATTACTCGCTATAACGGTCCTTATATAAGCACTTGGGAAGGAAATGTGCCAGAAGAGATGGTACAAGTACCTTCAACTGTACAAGCTCTACACTCAGAGACTAGTTCATATGTGAGTGTGCCTGTACACGCCGTCATTGGTAAAACAGATTATGATGGTAACGTTACTCAAGGAGCTTTTGAAGGAAATACTACAACAACGCAAGTTACCCTTCCTCCTAATTGTTGCACACTAGGTGACCGTGCTTTTATGGGCTGCAACAATCTTGAATACATATGGACCAGTGGTAACTGTGTAAATCAAATTGGGGTGTCTACATTTCAAAACTGTAGTAAGCTTGATTTTGAATTCAATGAATATAGATGGCTCAACTTACAAGACCAAGAATATGTCCCTCAAAGCGCTTTTCGTGGTTGCAACCTTAACAGACGGGAAATTGAAAATATCTTGTATGGTACAACTATTATAGCTGATTATGCCTTCTATGATAATCAGTATACAGGAGTGTTACATATATCGCTACCATCTACTATAAAATATATAGGTGACAATGCATTTGAACGAACTATATCTATTGGTGACCCCATAGTTTATATCGATAGATTAGTACTTGCAGGAACTATTACTAATATAACTCCTTATGCATTTGCTGGAGTGGTGGTGGACACTTTCACATTTACGTCCGACACTAAATACGTAACTTCACGTTGTTTTGGTAGAATACCTGCTAGCAATGTTATAATTCCAGATAATGTTGTTGAATTAAGTTCGTATTGTTTTAGCGGAGGTGTTTTTACTACAGTTACACTATCTAATAAGTTGACAACAATCCCTCAATATTGTTTTGAAAACTGTTCAAACTTACACACAATTTATATGAGTAGTAACACAGTGAATATTGGATACTCTGCGTTCACTAACTGTTATAGTCTCACTACCGTTTACTACCCCATCATATCAAGTCTTTACTACTATAAATTAAAAAGTGGACAAATTGATGTCGCAGAAAACAACTACTACTTCAGTGATGCTTTAAAATTTAAAGTTGATATGAAAATAAAAATTGGTAACCAGTTTAAAAACATAGTTGATTGTTATATGGTAGGACCAAGTAACTCTCGACTAACTATCACTGATTTACCTAACAATAAATAGAGGAGGAATCAATATGTCATTTAAACTAGCATTAAATGCAGGTCACGGAATGAGTACAGCAGGTAAACGCTGTATGAAAGCACTTGACCCCAATGAAACACGAGAGAATTATCTAAACAGACGTATTTGTGATAAGATTGAAAATCTACTTAAAAACTATAATGGTGTAGAAGTCTTACGTATTGATGACCCTACAGGCAAAACAGACATAGCTTTAAAAACACGTACAGATAAAGCAAACAAGTGGAAAGCGGATTTTTATCTTGCTATACACGCTAACGCAGGTATAAATGGAGGAACAGGCGGAGGCATTTCCGCATTTGTATATACCTCAGTAAATAACGAAACTTTAGCTTGGCAAAAAGAACTTTATAATGAACTTATATCATTAACAGGTCTAAAAGGTAATCGTGCAACACCTCTTGCTAAAGCAAATTTGCACGAAGTAAGAGAAACAAATATGCCCGCGGTATTACTTGAATTAGGGTTTATGGATAGTAAAACTGATGTGCCTATCATACTTACTGATAAGTTTGCTACTCAATGTGCTCAAGCTTGTGTAAATGTTATTGTTAAAAGAGCAAAGTTATCAAAGAAACAAACTCAAACAACTACTACAACAGGTAAAACATATAAAGTAGTTACAAGTATAAACAGATATCCTACAGCAGCAGACGCAAAAGCACAAACTAATGCAAAAACAGATAAGTTACTGGCTGGAACTTACTACATCTATAATAAGTATCCAAATGGTGTTAACGGTATGTATAATATCAGTGTTGACAGTACTGGAGCATCAGCAGGCAGTTGGATAAATCCGTCTGAAAACGTTGCACCTAAACAAGAGGAAAGTGTGCAAAAACTATACAGAGTGAGAAAAACTTGGGCTGACAGTAAGTCTCAAGTAGGAGCTTTCAGTTCTTTACTTAATGCTAAAGACGCTTGTCAAAAAGCTGGTAGTGGTTATAAAGTATTTGATTGGAATGGTAAAGAGGTTTACGCTTACACAGCACCGAAAGTTGAACCAACTCCTGCACCGAAACCTGTTACACCTACTGATGATAAGAAAGAAACTACAACAACTGTTACAGCTGTTTATGATTTAAACTTCCCGATTACTAAGAAGATAGTTGATAAAGGAAGAGACAGCTCCGACACTGAGGTTGTACAAGCAATAAAATATATTCTTAGCAATAATAGTTCTTTTGATATTGAAATTGCAAAAGCTTTCTATAAACTTGCTCCTAGATATGGTATTGACCCCACTTGGGCGATTTCGCAATCAATACTGGAAACAGGTTGGTTTAAGTATCAAGGCTCAGCAGTTAAACCAGAACATCATAACTACTGTGGTCTTGGTGTAACATCAACAGGCATAGAAGGAGGTAAGTTTAACACTATCGAAGAAGGTGTTACTGCTCAGTTACAACATTTGTTTGCTTATGGATGTAAAGATACTTTACCCAATAACGAAACAGTGTTAGACCCACGTTTTAAATATGTTACAAGAGGTATTGCTCCTTATTGGGAACAGTTAGCGGGTAGATGGGCAGTGCCTGGGTATGATAAAGCATCATATTCAACGCCAGAAGCTGCAATGAAAGCCGAAAATACTTATGGACAAAAGATACGTAAGATTGCAAACGGCTTACTAGCAACAACTGTATCCGATGCTGACATTGAAAAGTATTTCGGTAAAGATGAACCACAAGTTGAGCCTGATGACGGACTTGATACTGATAAGATAAATGTAGTTATGGCGTTACTTGAAAAGGTTCTTAGATTCTTTATAAAACTATTTGGTATTGATAAGGAGAGCGATAAGAATGTCTAAAAGCCCTAAACCGAAGAAAAAAGTTTCAAACATAATGCTTGTTTTGATATGTGTAATGATAATACTTTACACAGCATCCAACTTTGTACTTCAATATTTTACAAGTGTTGAAGTAAGCCCTACTTTAACTAATGCGTGGTTTGCTTTCTGGGGTACAGAGATAGTTGCCCTAACAGCTATAAAAACTGTTAAAGTGATAAAAGATAAGAACGAACAACAAAATAATGACGTTACAGAAGAGAGTACAACGGAGGAATAATCAATGGACTGGATGAACATTTTATCTGAATTATTTGAAATAGTAGTATTTCCTTTACTGGGAGTAGGAACTCTTTACTTAGTGTTTCTAATCAAAGCTAAAATATCAGAATTAAAACTCAAACACGAAAGTGAATTAGCTAAGAAATACTTTGATATGCTCGATAAGACGATATGTGATGCTGTTATAGCAACAAATCAAACTTATGTTGAAGCATTGAAGAAGGAAGGCAAATTTGACGCTGAAGCACAGAAGAAAGCCTTCAAACAAACTTATGATACTGTTATGAAGTTATTAACTGCAGATGCAAAAGAATACTTACAAACAGCAGTTGCTGATTTAACTGTTTATATCAATACTCGTATTGAATCTGAAGTTAACTTAAATAAGTAATTAAAAGACACTTTGAGTTATAATTGGCTCAAAGTGTCTTTTTGTATTGTATTATATTATAAATAACTTTAAGTAGGAGTTCAAGTAGATGATATCTAATGACTTCAAAGAATTAGAAAATTTATCTGAAAAAGAACGAGAGCTCGCTCTAAAGATATTACAACAAATGTCTTCAGAGGGCTCTTCAAGTTTATATAATGATTTAATATATGCTGACTATGATGAGATTCCTGTTGACATACATACATTTCTTACAGACGCAAGATATCTAGGTAAAGGCCTCATCAATGACGAAGGCAAGTTCACCGTATTCCCTTACTGGGTAGAAACTTTGAAAAAAGTATTTCCGGACCCGTTGGAGCCAGCTGCTTACAACACTTTAGCGCTCTCAGGTGCTATCGGTCTTGGTAAGTCCTTCGTAGCTGTATTATGCGGTTTGTATGAATTGTATCGTATGATATGTTTAAAAGACCCTTACTTA